CGCTGGTGCTTCCACATGAAGAACACCACGCTGTGCTTGCGCTGCTCGACCAGGTCCATCACGAACTCGTAGCGCGACGTGTCGATGATGTGGTACTTGTCGGAGTTCGAGGCTTCGTAGACCGCGCCCGAGGCGATCTGTAGCAGCTTGGTTGCCACCGCGGCCGCGTTGATCGCCGTGACGTGGGCCTTGGGGATCAGCTTCTTGTTGGCCAGCACCGCCTTGGCACGCTCGACTGGTGTGCCGTAGATCTCCAGAATGGCGCTCTCGGCCATCTGGTCGTAGGCCTTGCGGTGCTTGCCCTCCATGCGGAACGGCAGTGTGTACTCGTGGTTGGCTGGAATGTCGGTGCAGTCTTCGAGCTTGTGCCGGATCACGATGTCGCTCAGCAGCCCGAACACGACCTCCTCGGCGCCTTCCTTGTCGTGCCAGCGGATCGCGTGCTGACTGCGGCCGACCTGCTCAGGCACGCAGACCGCGTTGCGGAAGCCGAAGAAGGTCGGTCCCAGGCGCTTGCCGCCGTCGAGGATCTTGACCTGGTGCCACACGTCGGTGATAGAGTTCGAGTTCGGCGTGCCGGTCATGCACGTGCGGTACTTGAAGTGCACCGAGATCTTGCTGATCGCCTTGCTGCGCTGGCTGGTGTGGTGCTTGTAGGCCGGCGACTCGTCGACCGCCAGCTCGTCGAACCCGGCGAAGAAGGACTTGGGCTGCTTGGCCAGCCACTTCACCGCGTCGATGTTGGTGATGTAGATGTCGGCGTCTTCCTTGAAGACCTTCTCGTGCTTGCCAGCCGTGGACACCGCGACGCGCAGATGCGGTGCGAACTTCTTGAAGTCTTCGGCCCAGACGCTTTCGAGCAGGGTCTTCGGGGCCAGCACCAGCATCTTGCGGACCTTGCGCTGCTTGATGCGCTTGGCCACGGCCATGATGCGCACGAAGGTCTTGCCCGTGCCCGGGTCCGAGCAGTCGAAAACGATCGGCGTGCGCTCGTTATGTGAGAGGCTTTCCAGCTGATGATCGAACGCCTTCACAACGGATGGCGCGGCCTTCAGCATCGAGGATCTGGGTTTGGCGGTAGAACTTGTAGCCTTCGATGCAGCGAGATTCGTCGACACGAGTCATCCTCATAAGTTGAATCATCCCAAACGCGAACATGCTGAGACCAACAAGCAAAACAGCCACTATCTTGGCCAGGTACGCGACTTCGGTTTCGCCTCGTTGCGCGATGCCTGACAGCAGCCGGACGCGCTTCTCGTGCTTGGTCTCGTGCTGAACGCGGGGAGGTTTCTTGGCCTCCCAGTCTTTGGGGGACATATCGCCTTTCAGGTTGTTGCAGGAGATGCAGCACCATCGCAGGTTATGTGGCTGGTGCTGCCCACCGAGTGCTTGAGGTACGTAGTGATCGACCGTGCCCTTCATGCCGACGTAGATGTCGCAATACGCGCAGCGTCCGCCGTACCGATCACACACGTTCTTACGTATCGCGCGGCGCGCGAAGGGCGGAAGGTCTTTCACATCACCGGACTCCCACTTCGCATTGACCACCGTTCCACGGGCCGTACTGACACCACTTGCACACGAAGCGACTGGGGTTCGGTTTCCAGTCGTCGCAGGTCGTCAACGCCGTGCCGCGCTTGTGGAAGCCGAGACGAAAGCGCAGCGCCTGGTCGCGCGTCAAGGTCATGCGCGTGGTCTCGTTCTGGTCGAGGTACCACAGCTCGGCCGTGATGCGCTTGATATGCGGGTAGCGCAGCGCAGTGACCAGCGCATAGAGCTGCAGCTGCTCGGCGTGCTTGACCTCGTTGCCGAACTTGCGGCCGGTCTTGTAGTCGATGACCACGGCCTCGTCGTCGAGGAACACCGCGGCGTCGAGCTTGAGCCGTAGCCAGGCGCTTTTCCAGTCGGCGACTTCCCAGTCCTTGTCCATGCCCCATTCGCCTTCGAGCGACACATGCCCCTGTTCGAAGAGCACGCGCATCAGATCCAGCTCAGGCCCGAAGTGCAGCGCGGCTTCGGGGGCCAGGTCGTCGCTCTGGCCGCTGACGTACATCTCGCAGCTGTCGTGGACGCGTGAGCCGCGGTCGTTCGCGTGCTCGGACTTGCCGGGCGGCAGCGGACGTTCAGGTTCGGGGATGCGCTGGTCGTGCTTGAGCCACGTGAGGAACTTGCATTTTTCGAAATCGGTCAGCTTGGAATGGGACCAGCTAGTCACGGCCATTGGGCTCTCCTTGCGTCTTCTGATCGTCTATCTTAGACGATAGACGTTCAAGGACGCCGACCTCCATGTAGGCAAACGGGATGTCGTCCAGCGGCACATTGAAGATCTGCGCCGCCACCGATCGACGCACGTGCAAGTAGTTGCCCGTCGGCCTTGCGTCGTTTGGTGTTCGCGGGTTTTCGTTCAAGGTTTCAACCAACGCGACGTACTCGACCTTCATCGCTTCGTGCTTGGGGCACAACGACCACCCCGTGCGAACCTTTGAAGGCAACGTGTCTTGAAGGCGGCGATTGAGTAGCACGGTCTCGCCGTGCTCTGCATAGCAGATCGGACAGATCTCAACGCCGACGGCAACAAAGCTCTTGTCAGTCATAGCAGTCCTTTCGCCCAAGCGTAGGAGATGGCGCACTCTTTCCAATCCGCATCACGAGGACGCGGGCGACGAGGGGTGGGCAAGTACCCATCTTCAATGGCGTGCGTCACATCCTCGTCCCAGAGGTCGAAGATCACTCGGCCATTGGGAGTCTCCAGCCGCACGTTCTGCCGATCGCGCTCAAACCAAGTGAACACGATGCAATCGTTCGGATGAACCATCAGTCCACCTCCAGTTCGATCGTCTCGCCCCACGACGCCTTCTGGTCCGTCGTGCAGCACCACAGCACCGGGAAGCTCGGGGCGTCGCCCGTCGGCCCGTAGAGGTCCGTCAGGTACACCAGCGCGGCCGGCGGATCGTCGGCGAAGTAGTCGATCGCCGGACGGAAGTCCGTGCCGCCGCCGCCGTGCATCGACACCTCGATCGGCTCGCCGCGGCTGAACACGTCCACGTGGTTGACGACCGCGTCGGCCGAGACCACCGTGAGCTTGTCGGGGCGCACCTGGGCCATGATGCCGGTCAGCTCGGAGATGAAGGCCGTGAAGACCTTCTGCGTGATCGAACCCGAGGTGTCGATCACCGCAGCGATGTGCCCGGCGCCCTCACTGTGCATCGCTGGCAGGTACATGCCGCGCGAGACGAACTTGCGGTTCGGCTTCGCCCAGGAGTAATCGTCGCGCGTGGTCTGGGTCAGGAAGCGGTTAAGGGCGTCCTTCCAGGGCACCTTGGGGGTCACCAGCTCGTCCAGGAAGCGCTCCAAGCCAGCGGGCACACTGCCTGCACGCCAGGCCTCGATGGCGGTCTGGATCGTGGCGATCTGCCACTCGCGTTCGAGCTGCTTGGCCTCGACCGGTGTCGTGTCGGGCTCGGGCGGCAGCAGATCTTGCGGCACGAACGTGGGGTTCTGCTTCTTGGCGTCCTTGAGCAGCAGCTCGTAAATCTGCTCAGCCGACATGCCGTCGTACTGCATGTCCAGCAGCCAGTCCGAGCCGAGCTTGAACTTGGCCTTCTGCAGGATGATGTTGATGGCGTAGTCAGCTGCGATGTTCCAGAGCTTCGGATCGCGGCCGCCACGACGCGTGCCGTGGTTGAGCACGTTGTGCATCACCTCGTGTGCCACCTCAGCCCGCAGCTGCTCGTCGGAGATCGAAAGCGCGAACTGCGGGTTGTAGTAGACGTGCTTGCCGTCGGTGGCCAGCGTCGGAATGTCGGAACGCTCACCCAGTTTCAGGTACAGCGCCAGGCGTCCGAAGAAGAAGTTCTTGAACAGGAGCTGCGTCCTGGCCTTCGTGATCTTCTTCAGGGCTGTCGGATTCGTAGCGTTCAAGTTGTTCCTCCAGATGGTCGTTCGCAATGAGAGCGTTAAGAACTTGTTCGTCGCTGGTCAGGTAGTCGTATTCAGCTTCGAGATCGCTGTACAGCTGGTCGGCATGGCCGCGCAAGATTCCGATCGAGTGCTCGACGAAGTCGGTCCATTCCTG